ATCACCGTGACCAGCGCCTGAACTATTTCCGGAATAACTGCAACAATCTGAGGAATAGCATTGGTGATAAACTGGATCAGCGCATCAATGACGGCTGGCAGAGTTTCAATTAAAACCGGGATCGCATCGACGATGCCCTGCGCCAGACCGAGCACCAACTGAAGTGCCGCGTCAAGAAGCAGAGGCAGGTTTTCAATGAGAGCAGTCACGATCTGGGTTACGGCAGACACGGCAGCCGGAATAAGTTCAGGCAGCGCCTGCGCGATGCCGTTGACCAGCGTTGCGATCATTTGCACCGCTGCTTCCACGATGGCGGGAAGATTGGTGATGATGCCGTTTACTAATGCCAGAACAAGCTGAAGAGCGCCCTCCGTAATACCGGGTAAAGCGGATATCAGACCTTGAAGCAGGGTCATGACAATCTGCGACGCCGCATCTACCAACATGGGGAGATTGTCCACGATAGCTCCGCCGATGCTGGATACGATGCTTATTGCTAGCTCAATGATCTGCGGGAGTTGCTCCATGATCATGTTTACCAGACCGCCCACTGTATTGCCGATTACCTCGCTGATCTTCGTCCAGTCGCCGTTGGCTTCATTCAGCCCCCGCGTAAAATCACCCAGAAGGCTTACACCGTCATCGGCGAGAATCTGAAGCTGTGGCAGGAGCACCATGCCGAGGGCGTTCCTGGCTGCTTCGCCGCCGGACTTGAGCCGCTGCATGGAATCGTCGAACTTGGCGAGGGCCTCCAGCGATTCCTGGCTCATAACGGCACCCATCGACTTGGCTTCTTCAGTCAGCTGCTGGATTCCCTCCGACCCCTGTGCGATCAAAGGATTCAATTCCCGAGCCGATTTGCCGAAAAGCTGCATGGCAAGGGCATCCCGTTCAGTCTCGTTGGACACGTTTCCCAATGCATCAATGGCTTCCCAATATACTGTCTCCGAATCGCGGAGGTTGCCGCTGGCGTCGGTGACGGAGATGCCCAGCGCTTTGTATGCTTTAGAAGCTGCACCGGTACCATCTCTGGCGGAGGTCATGGAACGGACATTCCGGGCCATGCTGCCCGTCAGGGTTTCCATCGAGGTGTCTACCAGTTCGGCTGCGTACTGATACGCCTGGAGTGATTCGGTGCTCATGCCGGTGACGGTAGACATGGTGATAATATCGTCTGCATACTGCGATGCGCCAACGGTCATATCCGTCAGGGCCTTGGCCGCTCCAACTGCAGCCGTACCTACTGCTGCAAACGCAGCTCCCATCGCAACTCCGATGCCTTTGAGTACCGAGCCAAGTTTTTCAAGTTTATCGGAGGATTTCTCCACATCGGTGGTTGACTCTTCGACAATGTTTCCGAATTCATCGACTTTCTGTCCAGCATCGTTATAACCGCGATTAACATCCCGGAGAGACTTCTCGTTATTCGCGAGTTCGCCCTCCATACCGTTGAGTTCAGCCTGCGCCTTGTTCAGCTGAATCTGCCAGTTCTGCGTGCGCTTGTCGTTTTCTCCGAAGGAGGACGCGGCATTATCCAACGCAGCTTTCAGCGTGGATATTTTTTCTTTCTGGGCGTCGATTTCCTTGTTTAGAACCTCATTCCGGGAGGTGAGCGCTTGCACAGACTTGTCGTTTTTATCAAACTGACTGGTGACCAGCTGCATTTCCGAACCAAGAACCTTAAAGCTCTGGTTGATATCCGAGAGCGCTTTTTTGAACTCACGCTCGCCTTCGACACCGATTTTTAAACCGAAATTATCTGCCATACATACTCACCTCCCTAAATGCCCGGCGGAATGATATCGTCAATTGTCCGGGTTTTCTTTGGCTTCTCAATGCCTATAAACTGTTTATGGCATGCCCATAGGTCCAGAAACAGACCGATGGGCATGAGCCAGAAGTCCTCCGCGCCCATACCCATCTGCACTGTTCCGTAATAAAAAAGCCGGGTAAAGACCTCTGCGTCTGTTACCCGACTTCCGCGTTTTTTGAGAGATTTTCCTCTTCGCTTTCCACGTTGCGCTTGGTGCCCCGGAACATGGCTTCCGTGATGGCGTTTTTGTATGCTGCCAGATCGAGGGGCGAGGTAAGAAGCTCAACCTCATCTTCCGTTAGAAGTTCCTGAATGCCGTCCTTGCTTTTAAGATTGTGAATCAGGATAGACTGGTTGGCAAGAAGAGTTAAAAGCCATACAATCTCATCCAGTGCCATCTCAAAATTTTCGGACTTCATTAGCTTTTCACCGAGATTTTCAAGCCCGCCGTATCGACCCGCTATCGCCTTGGTCGCACGGGTAGTCAGTACCAGTTCATACTCCTTGCCGCCAATATTGATAGAAGCGCTTCTTTCGGACGAATCTGTAAAGTTGTTGTTATCCATTCTGCGTCCTCCTTACGGTGCTGGTGTGTATACCGGTTCGTAAACCTCGGTAAACCAGCCGGTGATTGTTGCGGAAGCAACTCCGGCATCGCCTTCGGTGACCTCGGCTTTCCATGGGTGTTTGCCAAAGGCGTCCAGTTTGTTCCTGCGCATGACCGTTCCTTCTATAGTAGGCGTGGAGAAAGTGATGGAATCAGCCTTGGTTTGTAGATTAGTTGCAGGCAGGCCGAATTTCACACGGTAAAGCCAGAAATAGCGATATGTGCCGTTAGCCTTCTGGGCACGGAATCCTACCGCGACCGGTGTTCCCACATTTTCGCTTGCTGAGATAAGTACACCGTTGTCGTCTGTAGTCGCGCCGGTCAGATCTGCTGCCGCCACCGGACCGATGTCGTCTACACCGAGGGTGAGAGTACCGCTGTTGAAGTCTTTCACTACCTCTGCCGCGCCGTCGTCGGCATACAGTATAGCTTCCACCAGCTCCACTGAGAGTTCGGCGGTGATGGCTTTGGCGAGCACGAGTGGCGTGGAATAGGTTTCCTCACCGTTGGAATCCTCGGTGATTTTTGAATAGTACAGTTTGTCGAGACCGATTGTTGCCATATCTTAATCCTCCTTCAATTCACAATGTTTTGCCACATCAATGGCGTAATGGTGGTACCCGGTATCGTCCTCATGGCCGATATACCGGCGGTCGGTAATCGTAAATTCAGTTGCCAGAAGCAGCGCTGTTATCTGCTTTTTCCTTTGGATGTAATTGCCTTTGGAAAAAAGCGAAATCCGCACTTCAGAGATATCGAATAGAGGGGTGTTATCACCAAACAAGACAAATTCGTCTGTCAACGGTGTGAGTACGAGGTATTCATCGGGAGGAACGCCGGAGAAAACTCCCGTTTCCACAGGAAGGACAGGAGAAAGCAACGTGTTCAATTCTGTTAAAATGCTCATATTCCGTCGACCTCCTCCTGAAGCTTTGTCTTCATGGTTTCAATGCAGGCGTTTTTGCTCTGCGACTTTGCCGGTTTCAAAAAAGGTTTAGGCGGCTGACCGGATTTGCCGTATTCGAGAATGTTGGCGATTTTGGCGTTGGAGCCGCCGTCACTCCTCGGTTCAGAAAACCCGACCTTCACATTCCAGTTACCGTCCCGATTCTGCATGGCTGGAGAAAGTCCGAGGGAACGTTCCAATTCGCCTGTGGAGCGGCTTTTTTCCTTTGTCCCTCTGCCGATTACGCCAGATAGATTGTCTTTCACTTTATCGAGAACGACATTTCCGCCTGCCTCCAGCACCTTGGGGATAATCGTATCTGTTTTCTCGGCAAGCTGTGAAACCTTAAGCATAAAATCCTCGGGCATCTTAATTTCAGCTTTTGCCATTTCGTCCTCACAAACTCCTTTCCGCTCCGCCCGCCTAAAGTTGGGCATCCGCTACAATATGTTGCTCGTCCTCTTCCCACAAAGCCAATCGGCTTTGTGGGAGCCCTAATATATCGTTCCTTCCTGTTTTTCCGCGAGCACCTCAATGTACATTCCGCGCCCGCGAACATCTTCGACGCTGATAATTCGATATTGCTCACCGCCGCAGATGATAAACAGAGAGGTTGTTATCTCTACGCTGGGAACCTTCCGAAAGCGGAAAAGGGCGGTCGCTTCGCTGAATGCAGCCATGTTTGCCCACCGCTCGTTGCCGTGACGGTCTTCTTTATATGCGCGGATGGAAGCAACAATTTGGTCACCCTTGGCAACAAATCCGTCCGCATCCTTAACCGGGGCGCTGGAGACGATATCAATAGAGGTATTCATTTTTCCATAGCTCATTGTCACACCTTCCAATTCCGGTCAAGCCGAAGAAGCAGATTGACAGTATCCCATACCTGCTGGCCGGCCTGCACGCTATCCGCAAAAAAGCCGCCTGTGCTGCCGTCCCGGCTTTCGTAAAAGAAGGACGACAGCATGATGACGGCTTGCTCTGTGGTAGGCGGCATGGGAGTTTCCTCGTAATATCTCTTAGGAAAATGCTGGTAGCTTTCGGCATAGGAGACAGCGGCGGCAATATAACTGAGCAGCAGGCTGTCGTCTTCGTCGTGTGACAAAATGAGGTGTGCTTTGACTTTGGGGAGAAGGTTATTTGCCGTCATGCCATCCGCCTCCCTTCGGTCATTCTTCGTCTGGGACCATCAGACCCGCCGCTTTCAGCTTGGCGAGAAGAGCATTGAAGTCAGCGACCAGACCAGTGGCATCAGTGGCAGTGCTGTCCGCCTGATTTGCAGCCGCAGGTATCTCGGGTACGACTGGATATGTTGGAACATAGAGGATTCCGTCTTCACCAATTTTGACGGGTACAGTGTCGGTTTCCTCCTTTGCAGCTGCTTTCACACCACCGAGAGCGGTTGCTGAAGCGGGTGCAGCAGTGGAGGTAAGCCCCGTTACCGAGGCTCCCTCCTTAATTTCAAGCGTTCCGCCGATTACGGTTTTCTCGCCGCCCTGTTCGGTGTAGTTTTTCGTGTTATAACTCATGCCGCACCTCCGTTACGCTTTTTGCTGGAGAACCTTGATAGCCTCCGGCAGAATCAATTTTCCGTCCACACGCTGAGTGGCCATAAAGCCCACCTGACCTGTTGTAGCGAAAAGCTCGTTCAAACGTTTGAAGGAGCGCCCCTGTCTATCAGCGATCCAGTAATACTTAAAATCGCCGAAAGCGATGGTCTTCGCACCGGCTTCAATTGTCGGTACATATGCAGACGTGTAGACTGGGCGGTTTAGGATGGTATCGGGAGTGCCTGCGGTCAGTGAAGGCTGCCACAGATATTGCCCCTGTCCGTC